GGCTTAATGTGCCTGAAGATGTGAATGTGTGTATTTGGTTACCACCTGAAGTAGTAATTGTGCCACCTACACATTTAGGTGTAGCAGATGCGTAAGATATGATGACTACGCCTGAACCGCCTGCAGCTCCTGCTCCAGCTCCACCGCCTCCAGCAGAACCTCCACCGCCACCACCGCCACCGCCTAAATTAGCTGTTCCTGGTGAGTTAGCTGTTCCACCACCACCTGTTCCACCTAAACCACCGTTAGATGTTGTTCCGTATGCAGTATTAAAAAACCCTGCTCCACCACCACCACCTGCGTATGTTACAGATGAACCTGAAATTGATGATGATAAACCATTACCACCAGCGCCACCTGTAGAAGAACCAGAAGCATTACCACCAACAGCTCCAGCTCCACCGCCACCTGCACCTGACTGGTTTGTTGCATCATTAAGACCGTCACCACCAGCATTACCTTGACCAGATGTTGCAGAGCCACCAAACCTATTAGTAGTTGACCTACCTCCGCCACCACCTCCTGAACCTCCTGAACCTGCTGCTACATTATTGTAACCACCATAACCGCCACCAACTGAAGTAACGGTAGTTAAGCCTGTACCTGAAATAACTGAACTACTACCTTGAGAACCAATAGTATTTATTGCACCACCATTGCCCCCTGCACCTACAGCAATAGAATAAGTATTAAGAGTAGATAAAGTAAATGTAGATGTTTGATAGCCACCAGCACCACCTCCTCCACCACCTGCTGTTCCTCCAGCTCCACCGCCACCACCAGCAACAACAAGATAAGATGCTGCTACTTTGTTTTTATCTGCGGACGAAAGAATACCATAAGCTCTTGCTGCTTGTACGGCTAGTCTTGACAATAATGACATTGTTAATTCCTACTTAAATTGAGTTTGAGCTGCGAATACTGTGAATGTTGCTGAACCTGTTTTAACGATAGTATAAGAGTAAGCATCTATACCTGAAGCGTTACCTGCTGTCCATGCTGTACCACCTTGATATTTAGGTGTAACTGAAGAACCGTCAATAGTAACTGCATTGTTATAGTAAGCTGTAGCACCTTGTGTTACTAAAAATACCAATGTAATAGCTTGTCCTGTGGACATAAGAGTATTTAAAGATGTTGTGCCGTTACCTCTAAAGTTTACAGTCCAGTTAGCACTTGCGTCTGTTGTGTAGTATAACACAGACTGTGAAGTTGCATCATAGTTGATAGTGCCTGTAGCTGCTGTAGCTGATACTGTTGCGACTTCTGCTGCGTCTTGGAATACTGCAGCTAGTGCTGTGGTTGAACCTGTAAATGTTTGAGTAGCTGTGAATGTAGTTGCAGTTGCTGGTGCTACATAGTCTGTACCTGCAGAAGCATTTGCTAAAGCACCACCAGAGTTAGCTTTTAGAATAGCTGTGCCTGAAGGAGGAGCTAATACGTCTGTACCGATAGCAAGACCTAAAGCTGACCTAGCTGAAGCAGATGTATTAGAACCTGTACCACCTGCACCTACAGGAATAGTATCGCCTGACTCTGCTGACTGCAAGTCACGAATTTGAGCCATTAGCGTTCTAATAGCATTGTTAATATTAGAAGGTGCGCAACCCTCATCAATATTAATACCTGCAATGTCTGTGTTTAAATTTGCGCCAGCACTTGTGGATGCGTACTGACTTATCTTATCTTTTGCCATAATTGTTCCTTAAATTTGTTGATACCACGTATTACTACTTGAACTTGTTGCTGTCCATGTGTCTGAACTTGGAGATATATCAGTCCATGAACTTGCACCTGCTGTTATTTCTGTCCAAGTATCACTACTTGGTGTTACATCTGTCCATGACTCTGAGCCAGGTGTAATAGGAGTCCAGTTTTTACCTTGTATAATGCCATTAGCAGTTATTGTTGCATTGCCTGTAACACTACCTACGCCATACAAAATAGCGTTAGGAGAACAAGTAAGAAGTGCTGTTCCTAATATACTTGCATCACCTGAATACTCTACACCACCTAAAGCTGATACTGTGGCATTGCCTGTAATATCTGCTATAGATGTTCTAATTCTTAAACCATCTGCTGTGACAGTTGCGCTACCTGTAATAGATGCGTCACCTGATAATACTCTTACACCATCTGCTGTGACTGTAGCGTTTCCTGTAATACTACCTGAGCTTTGGTATATAGCATTACCTATGCCTGTTAATAAAGCATATCCTGTAATAGCACCACTAGATGATACGACTTTAGCACCGTTAGCTGTGACTGTAGCCTCACCTAATATACTTGCAGAGTCAAATGTTATCTTAGTAACATTAGCTTCTAAGTCTGCATTACCTGTAATACTTGCGTTACCTGTAAGTATTTTAGAAGCGTCAGCAGTAACAGTAGCATTACCTGTGATAGAAGCATTATCTGTTCTAATTCTTACAGCACTTGTAGATACTGTAGCATCACCTGATATTGCACCGGTAGCTAAGTTAAAACAAGCACCAGTTACCCATATTGGGTCATCTAGTGAAAATGGTAAGTTATCTAAACTACCGAAATAGTCTAATTGGTCTAGTGTCCATGGACCACATATTGTAGTGCCATTGTTATAAAACGTGTTATCTAAACTATATGGTACATTTTCCAAGCTACCATAAACGTCTAGCTCTTCTAGCGTCATTGGTACTGGCATAATTTACCTTAAGCTAATGTTACAGATAAGTTGCCTGTAGCAATTTTAAATATGTCACCTGAGTCAATAGTTTTAGATGTATCTAATGCTGTATGGTAAAGTAAGTTACCTGATGTTTGTGCATCATTAATACCAATCCAACCAATAGTTCCCCATGAAGCTGTTGCTTGTGGGAATTCTACTGCTGCACTATTTGTTGACACACCACCTGATGGTGCGCCAAATGTGACTGCTGTTCTAGCGTATGAACCACCTGATACTTCTGTACCACTACCTGCGTCTGTAGGGTCTGAAGTCCATAGTGATACATAAACTGTTGCAACTGATGTATATGTTGTGTTTCTTAGAGTAGCGTTGATAATTGCATTTTCTAAGTAGTTCGAAATTTCTGCCATTTTGTTTTCCTTATCGTGGTGTTACGCTTAATGATGTATATGGATATGTCTGACCCAAGTCGCTTGTCTTAATGTTAGCAATTGCTCTGTCATATAAAGCTGACCATGTTTGAATACGTGCATCGTTAAGCAAGTATGGCTCTGCTTCTGCTAGAGTTGCGTATAATAAAGCGTCTGGGTAATTAGCTAGGAATAAGTTACTAGCTGTTGTTGTTGATATAAATGTAGGTTGTGCATAATACAATATTTGAACTGTCATTGTTGAGTCAAATATAGGTGCAAATTGAAACTCTGAACCTAGCATTGTAAAGTAGTATGGCATACCTGATAATGTGGTTTGACTATTCTTGAAGAATAAGTCAGGTGACTGATATTCTAGTCTAATAACAGGGTTACCTTGTACATGTATTTCTCTAACCTCTAGCATGTCACTTGGTAATGCTACAGTTCCATCACCAGCAGTAGAATTTGCAGTAGCTACCTTTAGCATCTTTTCAGTTCTTAAGTCACGTGACATTCTTGTTTGTGCTAATTGAATGAAGTCAGGTATTTGTGAACTTAAGTCTGTTCTTGCTAAATAGTTTTCTACTACTGTAACAAAACTAGTATAGTTGGTAAAAGCCATAGTTATCCTTTAATAATTACCGTCTATCATCCAGTCTTTACGAGGACCTTTGAAATGATAAACATATACATCTTTACGTTCTTCTTTATCCTTTGGAGTATAGTTATACTCATCACAAGGAAGTTCTAATACTTTATATTGGTTTTTATCTGATATGAATTTAATGGCTAATTGGTCACCATACCACTCATGTGCTTCTTGTTTAAATGTCTTTAATGCTTCTAATGCGTCTTTCCAAAACTCATGGTTCTTAGAAAACATAACACCTGCGTTGTATGGCATTATCTTTACTAGGTCATTCCCATTCGTATCCATGATGACACCATAACGTCTTGTAAGTGCTACGTCAAAGTCTTGGTCAAATACATGAGATAAGTCTTTTTTAATTATCATGTCAGTATCTAGTGTTATCCAATTGCCTCTGAGTGAAGCTAGGTGTTCTAGTCTAAATAACATGATAAGACCGTTATATTTCTTACGAATAACTGTATTTACACCCTTAATAATAGGTGTATTTTCATCTGTAAGTTGAACGATATTTGCATTTAACATGACTTCTTTGACAGAAGCTACCATTTTAGTAGGCAATGTTGCATCTTTACCTACATGTAGAAAAGTAATGTTAAGCAAAGATAATATCCTTGTGTGCTTGACCTACTTGTTTATATCCTATGCTTTCTAAGATATGTCTTGCTTCGTATTTTAATGGTTTATGTGGTAGGTTCTTTTCTTCTATCACAATCACAGGTCTATAACGTTTAATTTGGTCTAACATGCCTGTAATAGCATTGTGTTCAAAACCTTCTACGTCTAGTTTTAAGAAGTCTAACGCACCGAAGTCAGGCATAGGCATAACTTTTATACCTTTACCTTCAGATAAGTGCCAACAACCTGTGTTATTACCACTTTCTAGTGCAAATTCTTGATGAGAGTCGTACATACCAAACTTAGACAAGATAATATTGTTTTTGTTCTTAGTATTTGCTACTAAACATTCAAAGTTATCAGGGTTAGGCTCAAAAGATGCGACTAAATTAAACTTATCACATAGAAACCTAGACCAACTACCTACATGTGCGCCACCATCTACTGCAACATCCCATTTCTTTACATGTTCTATTGCAATATCTAGTGACTTTCGTTCAAATACATCACCTAATTTAAAATAGTTTACAAAGAATTGGTCACTATCTGGTAAGTAGGTGTTACCTGCTAATTTCATAACTGACTTGCTACGTTTTCTACTACTTCAGACCATGTTTTATCGTCTTGGTAGATAAGTCTCATAGAACGATACCATGGCATACTTGCTTGTCCGTATCTCCATTGGTGATATTTAGGTACTAAGCACCATGTTTTAACGCCCATAGCAGCACTACAATGCAATGCAGTAGTGTTTACCCCTAAAACCATATCACATGCAGCTATAATGCTTGCCGTTTCGTCATAGTCTTTTGCGTCTGTTGCAAATTCAAAGTATCTAACGCCATCAATTTTGCGTTCTACGCTATAATCTAGGCTTACTAACTGTATATCTTTGCGTTTTAATAATGGTTGTAAGTCTTCTGCTGTAAGCTCACGACCTTTAGAGTTTGTTCTGAATGTACCACCTTTAGTAGTGATACCTATTACTGTTTTACCCCATGATTTAAACATGGATTTCCACATGTCAACCTTTTCTTTGTCAAATACTAGAAAAGGAGTCCCAGGAAAAGACTTGCTGTTTGGTCTGAAAAACTGAGGTAATCCACCAATTGCACATCTTGCATTAATTGTAGCATCATCTACCCACCTCGCATCTTCATCTTTACGTGTGCCATATACTTCTGCTTTAGGAAAGCTACGTTTAAATAGCGTTTCTAAGCGTTTATCGCACTCTATATATACTTTGTTACTAATGTCTATAGCGTCAGGTACACATGATGCGTAGAATATCTCATCACCTAAACCTTGTTCGCCATATATTACTAAGTCTTTACCAGATGAACCGTCCCACTTAACTTCATCTTTATAAACTATCTCTTTACGGAACTTGCCACCTAGTGACTTATCCCATTCTATCCAACCTTGTACCCATTCACCTTTAGCTAGGTAACTATGAGCTAGGTTTAATTGTGCGTGTAATTCTTTAGGGTCACATTCTAAAGCCATCTTAGCTGCTTTTTCTGCATCATCCCAACGTGACATTTGGACTAAAGATGCTGAAGCATTAGAGTATGCCATAGCATAGTTAGGGTCTAATTCTGCTGACTTTAAGAAGTATTTAAGAGCATCATCAAAGTTATCCATTTCGTGACATGCACGACCTAGAGAAGTCCATAATGCTTTATTGCCTGGTTGTTCTTGTAATGCTCTGCGGAAGTATTGGTAAGCAAATGCAGGTTTATCACCCATCAACCAAATGTATCCAGCAAAGTTTAATGTAGCTGCATCATTAGGATATAACATTAACACTTCGTTTATAAGTGGCATGGCTAAGTCATACTGTTCCTTAGTGATAAGGTCATGTATGGCTAATTGTACTTTCTTTAATTCGTCTTTATCCACGTTTTGTAGTCAGTTTTAAGTATGGATAGTTTTCGTTTATTTCTTTTATAAGTTCTTTAGTTTGGTTAGGGTTATATATATCTATACCCTTTTGCTTTAACTGCATTTCCACTACAGGTGGAATACTAGCAAAGTGCGCCCATTCTTGTTTAACGCCTTTGTCCCAAATATCTGGGTTATCTCTTGCTTCTTTAATTTTGTCTAACATGCCACTCAAGTCTTGAGTAGAGGTTAGGTAGTATGTATCTTTAGCTGGGTCATAGTCAAAGTACTGACTTACACCTGTTACGCTATTGTGGTCAAATAATATTGGCATAA